GGTGTTTCAGCAAACATTATGTTTGGTCAAAAACCACCATGTGGTACCGGATTTGTTGATTTATTGATTGACGAGTCTAGATTGCCTGAAGGTGATGATATTGAATCAAGTTTCCAGGAGGATCTAAGGCATGCTAATAAACTGGTTGAGCAGGAGGAAAAGAAGGACGAGCAAGATGGTCATTGCAGGATGGAGGATATTGTTATGGCGTGGTAAACTACTTTAATGTTAATATTTTGCTTTAATAAATGATAAACCCAAATTATAGCTTCGAAAAACAAGGAACTATAATTTCTGTTAAAGACTTTTTAAAAGATACAACCTGTAACCAAATTGAAAGTGATTTAAAAAATATTAATAAAACTTGGTGGTATATTTCTATGTTTCCTGCAAACAAAGAGGGAAAAAAGAATACACGATACTACGATGGATTGTATATCAACCAAAAATATTTAGAGGAAAAGCTAAGTAATGCTGCAACCTTTAACGCAGGTAAATTTGCTTATAGTTTTAAAAGGACAATTGATAACCATTTTGAAAATTGCTGGTGCGTAATTTGCAATCTCAAGAAGAATTTTAATTCACCTGAAGTTAAACAGGAGCTTAGTAAGATTGTTGGAGAGAATGTTACACATATGAATGAAACATTCTGTTCAAAGTATGAGACAGGGGATTATTTGTCAATTCACCACGATAAGGGGAATGGGGATTATGCCTTTGTTTTTCAACTAACAAAGGATTGGAACCCAGCATATGGTGGAATGCTTAATTTTTATGACTACGAAAAAAATGAAGTTTATAAGACAGTAAATCCAGTATTTAATAGTTTAACTATTTTCAAAATAAAAAATGTTACAAAAACCGATCATTTTGTTTCTGCAAATGTAAGTTCTAAAACAAGATATGCGTTTACAGGATGGTTTAGTGTTTCAAACTAGCGCATATCTGCACTGACAATCAATCCACCACCAACTACTCCCATTAGTAGAGAGACCCATAGAGGTCCTATCTTCTGTACACCAATAATAATTGCAGTCAAAACTAGAGCCAATCCAAACATTATCATAAACCAGTTCATTTTTACTTATATTAGAAATTAATTGCTGTAAGCCAATCCACCCATGCCAGACATAATGCGGAGAATGTTGTAGTTGGTTGCGTATACTCGTACGTCCCAATCGGTATCAGTGTCGGGGTTGATACCAGTATCACCGAAGTTCATTACGATAGTTGCGGTATCAATACGAGAGAAGTTGCATGTTCCAGATGGTTGGTGCTCCTCGGGCTTCAGGGCAAATGAGTAGCAATATACACCCTGAGTAGCGGGACTTATAGTCAAGCTACCAGTGTGGTGCTGGTAGGGCTGTACCTTGTTAAAGTAGTTACCATAGCGGTAGTCCAAGCGATCCTGTCCATTAAACTGGATCCACTGCTGGAAGATAGGGTCCTGATCATAGGTAAATGGCAGTAGACGGTTGTTAATCTCTAGGGTATTAGGAGTTGGAATGTTAGCACCAAATGTACCAACTGCATCTGCAGGTGTAAAGTTAATATCGTTCTGATTAGCTACTCCACCAATGAAGGGACCAGTAATAACTAGCTGAGAGGTATTTGGACCACTAAATGTATAGCCAGCACCTCTGGTTGTTAGAGTTAGCACGTATGTGGTAGAAGATGTAATAGTTACAGTGTAGGCTGCACCTGAACCAGTACCTGAGAAGGTAAATGCAGGGACGTTTGTGTATACAACTGGAAAGGTTGAAGTCATCAGCTTACAGTTCCTGTAACGAGATGGCTGACATACCCACACAAGCTCCTTTACGGGGTGGTTGAAAGTTAGATCAATGCGATTGTTGGATGCTACGATACCCTTGTCCTCATTGTACTGGAGCTGCTCAATCAGGTACTCGTGAGAGGCCTGGGCCATACGGCGCCTTTCCTCAGTATCAAGGAAGATGTAGTCAATGTAGAGGGCAGCAGAGGAAATCTGAGGTAGATAAGTTGTTCCAGAACCACCACCGGATGCGGGGTTATTGAAGTTTCCTGCGATGAATTCAGGGTCATTCCAGTACAGATTAATCTTAACTTCATGGTACTGAAGGGCAATCAGAGGCAGTGCAGCCCCAGGAGTCTTGCAGAAAAAGAAGTTTAGGGGGATATAGATTACGTTAGGGATCCTCTGGCGCCCAGTAGTTCCACAACCAACTCCATTTCTCAATGCAGATGAACCACCAGCTGACTCACATACTCCTGATAGCATTGATTTTGTCTTCTCTAGCTTAGTAGTATCGTTAGACAAAATAGACCACAAATACATGAACTCAGCATACTGCCTGTCAATAATTTGACCACCGATATCAAGCTCTACGTACTTTAGCAAGTTGAAACCGAGTGCGCCTTGGTCGTTGTTGTACAGGTAGGCAGTAGTAGTAGAGTCAATCCTGGGTAGGGTAACCTCGATATAGCTTGAGTACATAAGGTCAGCATGACGGGCAACAATTGCGGTCTGCTTTGTTCCCCACTGAGAACCTCCATTAAAATTTATCCTAAATGGTTCCATCGCAAAGTTAGTATGGCGCTTGAACAACCCTTTCCAAAACGTAATCTGGGGATTCCCAGACAAATATGCGTCTTGTGCTCCGTATGCTACAAGTTGTAGTAAACCTCCTGCCATTTATCTTATACATTATACTCATTTTTTTTATCTCCGACGTCTTTGGGTTTTGTGTCTCCTGCGACGACCTCCCATCTCCTCATCAACTTTAGGGGTGTCAGTCTCTGCTGCAGTGTCAGAAACAGTCTCAGAATCAGACTCAGACTCCTCTTCTGCACCACCCTTTTTCTTCTTGTAGGTTTTCTTTGCACTCTTCAGCACAGTAGAAAACCACTTCTTACCCAAACTCTTCTTCTGGCCCTTCATCTGCCTCATCGTCTTCTTTACATGAGTCAACCACTTAGACATTTTATTCAAACGCAAGAAATTAAATAATAATAGCCTTATCACCATCAGCATTAGTATCATAAACTGGTGAACTCTTTGACATAGGTTGGAAGGAATGCGTTGCTGGAGCTGGCATCTTAGGTGTCTTGAGCTCGACTGGCTTAAATCTTAGATTTTCAGGCTTCACTACTATACTTCCTTGCTGGAACTGCTCGATATACAGTTCCATCATACTATCAAGTGATCCATAGTTCATTAGGTTCCATTGGCAACCATATGAGAACAAGATTGTTGGATTGTTATTTTTCAAATCTGGTTCTGGATCTGGGACAACCATACAAATTGTCTTTCTATTTGATTCTATCAGCTCCTCATGGTCATATGGTTGAGAAGCCTGCATGTATGTTAATCTACGCAAAGATGATGTTGACCAAGAAAGGTTAACTAACTCCTCTATTGCGGGTGTCCCCTTAATGTTCCCACCAGATACAAGAATCAACTTTCCAGCCATCTTACTCATTGGCTCCTGTGCCAAATCCTTACTATGAAAAGCATATTCGGGACCCAACATAAACTTCAGAAGTGTTGTCTTCATTACCTCAGCAGTAGCAGCCATAGTTGTAGTCTTATCAGTATGAAAAACCAAGCTTAATATGAATGGATCACTTGCTAGGGGGGTCTCAATCTTGTTAAATGCAGTATTAGCAATCGCTACACAGCACTTCTCAAAAGGAACCGAATTCTTTGCGTAGTCATATCCGAGTGCCTGATTCTTCAAACCAACAACTGGTTTATCCTGGTCACCAGCATATACATCCAGTTCAATCAACCTAGCTCCTGCTTTAATTACCAAAGGAATGATTCCATCAGATACATAATCATTCACGTTTGAACCTGGAAAGATTGTATAGCAAGATGATGCTATGTAATAATCACAAAACTTTAGGTCATCGGTACCATAGCCAAACGGCACTAAATCAGTAACTGCCTTATAGGTAGACATATTTAAAGCAGCATTAGCCTCAGACATTTCTTTGCTTCCAGAGGTAAACCAAAAGATACCATAAATTATTAGACCAAATCCTACTACTCCAAACAATCCATATGCTATGTATTCCAATTGCATCCTTATTATTTAATGTTAAAAAGAACATTTCTAAATGAATTTATAACCTCATCAGGAATTGAAACATCCATAGGAATATTGTTGAGGCAACAGTAATGAAAATATATACAATACATACCACATTCAGAATCCTTAAACTGATGCCTTGTTGTATTATAATCGGTCTCCATAGGCTTACTGTGAATTCCCACTTTCAACCACTCATCTCTCCACCTTCTCATTAATGTTTTTATTTCCTTCTCCGGATGTCTAGCATACGAATCAAAATACGTAACTCTTGGATTCTCTAGTTCAGGGCTAATATCACAAAATAATGCAACCCAGTGCTCACCTGGCCCAGTATGCACGTCTGTATTAATTACAATACCCATTTGCGTATAACCCTTCCTATACAAATCATGCAGCTTTATTGAACATAAAGCATCAACTATACACTTCCCAGTTTCACTCCTCAAATCAAAATCTATAGATACACAGCCTAAAAACTTATATCCCTTAAATAATTTCTCATAATTATGTTCGACCTTAGTAATATCAGAATCTGATAGCCACTCAGTATGATTATGTATCCAAGAGTTCGGAGCCTTAGGTCGGTTTATCATATGGCCTATTATGCATTCAGTTTTTCCCCTCCTACATTTGGAACTAAATACCTCCTGTATATTTTTCCATACAACTTCTGATCTTCCTGCTTTTATATCTGTTTTGTATTTGCTATTCACATGTTTTCTGAGATTTTCAATTTCATCCTCACCAAACATATTTGATTATAAAACGGAATTTAAATTACAAGTTTGATTACAAAAAATGCAATCTCTAAGCGATCATTACAGTGTGCTCCTTAAAAGAATACAC